AGGCAGAGATACGAGTATAATCTTCAATTTCCCAATACTTAAATTGACCTTCCATATACTCTGCTCTTTCTGGTTGTTCATCCAGATTCAGATAATAAATGGGAGGAAGACCCTTGAGTTTATATGCCGATTTATTCTTGTCCATTAGATTACAATCCAATCTTTACAATAAAGGTCTGTAGTATTTTTATCCGCATAAGTAGTACCAAACCACATTTTAGGCGCAATTACTTTTTTATTTGAATTAGATTGCAACCAAGCACCCCACCAACTCATAGAACTATTTGCAATTATAGCATGAGAACACAGAGACATCAAACAAATGTCAACATAAGGTAAATAAGATCCATCACTATATTTGTCCTGTGGTACAGAAATAAAAAATCTATCAGTATCAAAAAATTCTTGTTCCTTTACCCATTCGGGAGAATCGGAAAAAACAATGACTGGTTGATCATCATCAAAATATTTTAATGCTTGTTCATAATATTTTAAAGGTTGAACAGGATGCTGATCTGAGCAATTGACATATGCCCATTTAAAACCTCTAGGATCTACAAGATTTGGATCACCTCTACGAACATGAAGCATAATTGGTTCTTGACCATCAAAGTTGGAAATAAATTCCTTACATGGATCAAGATGTTCATCAAGAAAAGTAAAATCTTTACGAATATCATCAGAGATATGTTTGAAATATTTTTCACTTTGAAAAAATCCATGAAGACTTACATTATCTGGACATTGTTCAAATAGTTCTTCATCAAAATGAAAGAATCTCTCACCAATATATTGAATGTTTTCTATGTAATTTAGATTTTCATCCTTCACAGATTCCAATTTAAAGCATTTATGAATACTATAATTTTCTATACCAGTTCTATAAAATGGCGGAATACACCAATCATAATTATGTTTTGCCGATATACCACGCAATGAGGCATATTCAAACATTTGATTCCCAAGTCTTCCCAAATTACCAATTTGATTAAATGCTAGCATAGTTTTTTAGATAAGATTGTTTAGAATAATATTCAAGTAGTTGTTCTTTATTCATTGTTTGAAGCATTTTCCACTCCTCCATATTTGAATCCATATACGGATTACTAATCCAAGAATTATGTCCCCTAGTATGTTCTAAATGATAAACAACATCATCAATTCTCCCGACATTATAACCTAATGTAGTAAATCTGTAAAATCTTTCTTTATCTTCTGGAGCATAAGATTTAAAATTTTCATTTTCCATCCCACCATCAATATAAACTTGACGATTAAAAAACTGAACCCACCCAAAGTCCGAAGTATGAAGATTAGAGTGTTTTTCAAGATAATCAAAATCTTTAGTTTGTAAAAAATGAGAAACTATTTCATCAGTTGCTTTCACTTGTTGCTGATACATTCCTTGTCCATATGGATAAACTATATCGCAAATATTTTCAAGAATCGAATCATATGCTTTACGATATGAATCTATAGGAAGCAAAACATCGCAATCGTAATTAACAACAATATCAGTCTTACACATCGCAATCATTTCATTCAAAACTTTTTGACGATGAAATAAAGGTTGATTATTTTCTTCGAAAATATGAGTTATATTTACTTCTACGTCTAAAATGTCTTTTAATATAGGAAGTGCATCTTTTTGAAATATTGATGAAGAATCTACTTCTTTAATAATAATATTTGTATCAAAATTTTCTAAGAGAAATGCAATTGTAGTAATTACATTTCTCAATCTATCTTGAGATTCTATCCGAATTGGTATTATAAAAGTTGCATTCGATAAATCAATCATTTAAGTATTCCCATTTTTCAAAAAAATCTTTATGCTTTTCCTGAATATAATCTAATTCACTTTGAATAAATTGCCATGCAGTTCCATCACCTTCTATTACAATATCAAAATTAAGTTTTGATGTCGTAGTATTATTATGTAGTCTGCTTGTAGTCAAGACATTTTTGACAATTAATGGCATACCGTACTTCATACGGAGACGATGATACCATTCGTGGTCCATACTTATTTCGGCATTTATGTCGAAATATTCAATGTTTTGATTTCTAATCGTCACATTTGTCGGAGAACCAAGAAGATTATTTCCGACTAACATATGATTTGGATAAGTTGGAACTCTATTATCAAAAAAACTTACACCATCATGAGAATGATTAAATCCATTGACTAACCAATACTTATCACTATTATCCAATGATTTGACAATAATTTCCAAAGCATCTGGAGAATACAGAAAATCATCACAATGAAGTATTTTAATATATTCTCCACTGCATAAATCCATTGCAACATTTGAATTTGCCGACATTCCAATGTGATCAAGATTTTTTTTATAAATTAATGAAAAATTATTCCTAAATTGATTACAAAGATTTTCAACTAATTGATTAGAAGAGTTATCAGAAACAACTACTTCATAATCGACAAAAGATTGATTATCAATTCTATCAAAAGATTCTTTCAGATATGAAAGATCTGTTTCATTCTTAATATATGCTGGTATTGCAATAGAAATCTTTGGCATCAAATTCTCATCCACCTTTCTGGAATCAAATCACTATCATCAATTTCTGCAGCAGAACCATACCACTTTTTTGGAGCAATAATTTGATTTGAATTGGACAACCAAGCACCCCACCAAGAAAAAGAAGAATTAGCAATAATACCACCAGAACACAAAGACATTAAACACAAATCAGTATAAGGGATTAAAGAATGTCTTACTTGCCCATCAGCATCCAAATGAAGATGAGAATATCTTTCATTATTCTCTGAAAATAAGAATCTATCAGAACTAAAAAGTTTTTGTTGAGAACACCATTCAATATCATCTGAAAAAACTAAAACAGAAATATCTTTATCAAAATACTCCAATGCTTTTTCATAGTAATCTATATCACACAAAGGATGATAATGTTGAAGATTTACATAATCACCTCTTCTAATATGAAGGAAAATGACATCTCCCACAGAGTCAATAAATTTTTGAGATGGTTCTAAATACTCTTCTTTGAATTGAAAATCTTGACGAATTTCATCTTGAATATGAATAAAATATTTTTCAGTTTGAAAGTAATCATCAAGATTACAATTATCAGAACAATTATCAAAAAGTTCTTTATCAAAAGATCCTGTTTTTGCTTTAATATAAGGAAAATTTGAAGGAACGAATCCTATATTATTTTCCTTTACTCCAATCATTTTAAAGCAATCAAATAATCCATAGTTTGTTTGATGTTGCTCCTCTGGAGAAGGAATTTTCCACTCATACCCATGATGATCTGCAATGCCTCTCAAAGCAGCATATTGGAACATTTGATTTCCAAGACGGCCATTCGATCCAAGTCTAGTGTATCCTATCATAATTTTCTCCTATTGTAATTCCTGGGGGAAGACTAGAATGAAATCCAAATGGAATTATATTTTTATTTTCGGGAACAGGAGATTCATAAGAAAATCTTGCTGCTAGTTCGACTGAAGGAAATTTACATCCTTGAGATTCATACAAATGTCTATTATGAATACAAATATTTCCATCTTCATTAAAACAATTATGATTGAAATGTTTATAAAAATCTCCTTTATTTACATCAAAAGGTATTTCTATTTTAAGAGGAACTTCTAGAAGTTTTTTACTTCTTAATGAAAATCCTCCGTTACCAACTCTCATGTGCTCGTTAAATGGAGAAATAAAACAATCATCTCTAATAGGCCAAGGAGCCCCAATATAATCATATTCAAAAAATTCATCAGTCCAAGCATCTGGATTAATAATAAATCCATGATCTTGTATTGTCAAACAAAATTCCGTATCAACATGTCGATATAAATCATATAGAAAATAATGACTAAAAATTACAATATTTGTAATTGGATATACCATTTCTTCCATTAAAATATTATCTTCATATAACTCATTCTGATATTGATCAATAATTTCTCTAGAAGTGATTAATTTTACTTTACCAAAATTTGCAAAGGCCATACAGGTATGTATTGCTTTTATAGTATTTTTTACCCTATGAGTATTATCAACCGCTATAAGAGTTACGTTAGTCAAATCAAGCATTTTTCCCTCCTTTAAAAGAATTAACAACTTCTTCAATATAATCAATCATTTCATCAGTAATTACAGGAGAACAACCAACAAAGAAAACATTATCAAGAACTTTACATGCATTCGGATAATTACTTGCTGGTTCCAAATGTTTATATGCTGGGTGCATCAAAACATTTCCAGCAAAGTAATTGCGTGTCTGAATTTTATGTGATTCAAGATATTTAACTAGTTTTGATTTGTTTTCTTCGTAAACAATTGGAACACCAAACCAACTTGTTTCTGCTTCTGATCTTTCATCAATTACCCTAAGTGTTGGAATCTTTTCAAAGATTGATTGAATACGTTTCTTGTTTTCTCTACGAAGTCTATGAACTTCCTCATACTTCTCTAATTGAACAAGACCAATAGAACCTTGAAGATCTGCTGGTTTTAAGTTATACCCAATTTGACCAAAAACATATTTGTGATCTACAATTTGATCATATCCTTCCAACCAGTTATCAAATCGTTTTCCACAGACACCACATTCAAGAAGGTTCTGTGGACCAACGCAATAACAATCACGACCCCACCAAGCAAAAGAACGTGCAATATCTACAACTTCCTTGATGTTGGAAGAAACCATTCCACCTTCAATTGTAGAAATATGATGGGCAGGATAAAAAGAACAAGATGCCGCAACTGCATGTTTAGTTAGATATTCATCTTTCCACTTTGAACCAAGACTGTCACAGTTATCTGCAATTAGTTTGATATTGTGCTTATCACAAATATCAAGAAGTTTATCATAATCATAAGAATTACCTAGAACAGGTGAAGAAAATACTGCACGAGTTCTTGATGTAATTTTTGATTCAACTTGATCCAAATCCCAATTAAGGTCTGAATAATCAATATCAACAAATACTGGTTTCAGATTATTCTGAATGATTGGATTGATTGTTGTAGGAAATCCACAGACACAGACAATAATCTCATCATCGTCTTGCCAACCAAAATACTTTTTAAGTGCAGCAATCATCACAAGGTTGGCAGAACTACCAGAGTTCACCATTACCGAGTGCCCAAATCCAAACTTTTTTGAAAATGCTTTTTCAAATTTATTAACTTCTCCACCAGAAGGCAACCACTTTCCAGTTAGCAAAGTGGTAATAGCAGCAGTGACTTCTTTCTCGTCCCAATAAGGACCAGAATAGAAAATATTACTTTCCCCTTTTACGTAATTTGAATTACACAAATAGGGAAAAAGTTTCTCGCCATTATCTTGAAGGTGAGAAATCAATGATGAAACTTCTTGTTCTATTGACATAATTCCCGAATAATTTGTTCATTACTTATTTCCTGAGTAAATCCAAGTCGTTTCAACTTAGTTGTGTCCATCCAAAAATCTTTTGCCTGGACAATTTTATGAAACTCAGGCGCTTCTTTGCTTTTAATATTTGAGGTAGATCCCAAATACTCTTTCGCCAATTCTATTATAGCAGAAACAGTTGTTGATTGTCCACTTCCAATGTTATATATTTCATTAAGATTCCCCCTATCACAAACCAAATCAATCGCACGACAGACATCATCAACATGCATAATGTCACGAATTGGTGTACCATTATCATAAACATAAACATCTTCATTCTTTTTAAGAAGATCTATCATGTAACTTAAAGCATTTTTCTTTGCAGAAACTTTTCCATCACCATTTCCCATTACATTACAAAGCCTTAGAATTCTATAATTCATTCCATAAGTTCTACAAAAAGAAATCAACAAATCTTCTGCCGCTTTCTTTGTAATGGAATAAAATCCTGTTGGAGAACAAAAATACTCTTCCTTTGCTGGAAGTTCTGTTTCACCATAAACAAACCAAGAACTGATAAAATTAAATGTAATTTTACCATCTCTACAATGATCTAATACCTCACAAAGAACTTTAAGGTTTGTCTCAACATCTAATGTAATATTTGTATGAACATTATAGTTATCAACGGTAGAAATAAAATAAAGAATGTCTTGAGTTTGTGATTGTCTATTTTCCCTTTCAATTTTTATGGTTTTATTGGGAAACATTTTACAATAATTACCACCAACAAAACCAGTTCCACCAAAAATACTGATCATATATTTTATCTCAGTTAATTTAATCTACAATTCATTTAAGATCGACCAAAAAATTTTTTATCAAAATAATTATTTGGTTTTACAGGATGATCTTGATGGTCAATATAATCAATTCCAGCAAAATATCCTTCTTGTGCAAATATCATTCCAAATATTCTTTCCCAAGCGTTATCTTGAGTTTTATGTTCAACGTGTATATTAGATAATACTCCACTATTAATTATTGTTTTTGCCAAATCAGATTTAATAATAAAATGATGAAATGGAACAAGACTTCCAAATTCTAATGTATTATACTTAGTATTTTTAAAAATTTCATCTGCATATGAAACAATATCATAATTTACAATACCAATAGAACTTGTACCCCAAACTCTTGTAAGATCTACATTAATTCCTCCATTAAAAAAAGAATGAAATTGATAATCAGTGTCAATAAATTCAGACAAATTTGATTTTAAACTAGTATTGTCATGAATTAGACAATAAAATTTTTGATTGGGATATTTTAAAACAACTTTAGCAAATGCTCCTGGAGGATAATCTTTATTTTTCTGATCAAAAACAATCACATTAGGTTTTTTTTCAATCTCTATTAAGTATGAATCGTCTTCGGAAAAAGAATCTACAACAACAATACTATCATTTGGTCTGTATTTGTAGATTGAATCTAATGTTTCATTTAGAGTATTAAAAATTTCTTTATTGAATTTACAAGGAATTATAAACATTTATCTAATACTTTCAAGTACAAATTCTATCATACTATTTAAACCTACTTCTCTTTCCTTACTAGTCATTTCCATACCACCTAAAACATGATCAGATACTGTATTAACAGATAGAGATTTTTTTCCATACTTCATAGACAAAGTATATAATAAATTTGTTTCCATATCAACTGCTAAAGTTCCAAAATTAATGAATGGTTTAAACCATTCTTTATCATTTTGATAGAAATAATCATTAGAAACCATTGAACCAACATAAGAATCTGGGCATACTTCTAAAAATTTTTTCAATAACGAATAATCACAGCATGGAGAAAATGTAAATCCAGGAATAATATTTTTTGACATTGCACTATCAGTAGATGATGTCAAAGCAACAACAATATCTCCAACTTTTATATTTGGAGATATTCCTCCACAACTACCAACTCTAATAATATTTTCTACGTCATAAAAATTAAAAAGTTCATGTACATATATACCTAAACTTGGTTGACCCATACCACTAGATTGTACAGAAACTTCTTTACCTTTATAAAATCCACTGTACCCAAAACAATTTCTAACTGTATTAACTTGTTTTACATTCGTTAAAAAATTTTCAGCAATGTACTTAGATCTCAATGGATCACCTGGCATTAATACTGTTGAATAATAATCGCCAAAACTTGCTTCAATATGTGGTGTCATTTGTTACCAACTGATAAAATTCTTTCCAATTTTTAACTCTTAATCCTTGCCAATCTTTATTATATTCATGATCCATAATTACACTTTTTAATCCCAAGTTTTCACCAGATTTTGCATGATTTACAGAATCTTCTATCCAATAATATTTTTTTCCTTGATATCTATAAGACAAATAATCTTCCTTTCCTTTAGTATAATCTAAACTACAATCAATGAAATCAAAAACATCTCCAAATAAATGTTTTAAATTTTTCTCTCTTAGTTTTTGAGAAAACTTATCTTTATCTAAACAACTAATTACCTCAAATGTGTATCCACAATTAAATAATTTAGTGACATATTCGACAGAATCTTTAAACGCTGGAATAAACCCAACACAACCAGATTGATTAAATTTTTTTATTAAATTATTCGATTCATCATCGGATATACCATATCTAATTGATTGACTATAACATTTGTCAGTATTTGGAACTTTTTTGTAACCATTTTCTAACATCCATACATCAAATGCATATGCCCAATCAAGAAGAACTCCATCACAATCAGCAATTATTTTTTTTTGTAAATTCATATATTTTTTCCCATGTTCCTAAGTCAACATACTCATCAACTTCAATTGCTTTAGATTTGTAAATTGGAGTATTTTCAATTTCTCCAACCAAAAACCTGTGATTTAAAGTAGACTTTTCCATAAATTCTATACAAGTATCAAATACTCTTTTTCTAAAAGCAAAAGAACACCAAAAAGAATTAAATTTATTTAAATTTTCTTGCGGTTTATCTTCATAATCAAGAACCAAATTATCATCAGAAACAACTAAAGATCCTTTTGTTTTCAACATATTTGGATCACTTTCTTTTTTATAAAAGAATGCAAATCCAGTTTCATTTAAACTATCATTAACAATTTCAAGAATGTCACCTTTGTCTTTTAATTTCAAATATGTGTCTGGAAGTAGTATTAGATTTTTTTCTCCAAACAAATGCTTTGCACTCTTAATAGATCCAGTATATTCCTTTTCCAATGGATTGAAAAAAGTAAAAGAAATATTGTATCTAGATTTATATTTACTTAAGTATTTTATAATTTCTAGTTTATTTTCACTTATTGTAATAATAAAATCAACATCTTTTCTTCCATAATTTGAAAATAAATCAAAAGAATAATCAATTAAAGATTTATTTTTTTCTATTGAATGTATTTCTTTTGGATATGGTAAAGAAAGGCGCGTTCCTTCCCCAGCACAAGGCATTATTACTGTTAATTTAGACATTTTTCATTACTTTTTTATAAAATTCTCTTGTTTCTTTATACATTTGATATTCTTTTTTACATTCTGTTCCTGTCATCAAGTCACCCTCACGATCCAACCAATACCAATCATCAACAATTGAATCATCAGGTCTCCACCATCCATCAGAAACTTTCCAATCAAACCAATATTTTGGAGCAATTACATCACATTCCTTATTTGTCCAGACAGGCCAAAAAGCAAATGTAGAAGAAGAAATAATTACGTTTTTAGCAGTATTTAAAATTGAGTAATCAATACCAACAGGTCCACCTGGATAAGTATACCACCCAATACTACCTTGATAGGGATCTTTCTCTTCCATTATAGCAGATCCAACAACTTCACCATAAGGAATAAACTTACTTGCATTAGGTGCATCATCAGTGACAATTACAAACTTCATATTTGGATTTTTATCCAACATATGCTTTACTGCCATTTCATAATATTGTGGGGGAAGATATGATGCCCCTGTCAAATAATCACCACCACGAAATTGAACAACACAGATATCATCAGAAGAATAATCAAAAATTTTGTTGTCATATTCTAACCATTTGATAATATCATCTCTTCGATCATTAATATAAGACATTTTTTGAAAACATCCTTCAACTTTTGTATTATCTTCAAGATGATTCCAAAGATGTTCATCAAAAATTGCCGCATCACACCCTCCCATATGACTTGGATATGGATCAAAACGTTCCTTATAATAATGAATAATTCCTTCTGGAAGTTCAATTGGAGGACCTCCCTCTGGTCCATGACCTCCAATAACTGGTTTTCCTAAATCAAAATTAGTCATAAAGGCACATGCCTTAAATGGGGTTGTTGGTTTCTTTTGAATTCCCCATTCATATCCCATTTTCTCGGCAATAACTCTAGGAACAACAATCATCCAAAGTTGATTACCAATTCCGGAACCATCATAAATTTCTGAAACTATCATTCAATCAATTTCGTACAATTATCTACAATATTATCATAAAAATTAGGCAAAGTCAAATTATCAACACTCATACTTTTTACTTTTTTATATAAGAAATCATTTTCAATTAAAAGTTCTTCACTAATATCATCATAACTATCAACAAAAAGAACTGGATAATCTTTATACAATTCTTGCAAGTAGGGATGTTTTTTCATTACAGGAACCCTACCAAGATACAACACTTCCCAATTCCTATGACAATCTACAGCATTACCAATAGGACACAACACAAACTTAAAGTTTTTAATTGTTCTAAGGAACTGATAATATTCAACTCTTTCCCTATCAACTAAAGACCAACTTTGGTCATCGAATAACTCATTGAGTCCTTGCCGTTCTTTCAAGTTAGTATTTTCATTATGATTAACATATAATAAATTTTTTGGGAAAATACTTTCCCTCATTACTTGCTTAAGTATATCGGACTTATTATCATTTGGGTGCATTTTCCTCTGAATTCCATATGGAGCAGGAATTACTTTTTTGTTCCAAAAAATAGCATTTACTGCAGAAATACAAAGAACATTTTCAGGAATAAGTTTATCAATATATTCATCAATAGGTGTATCTTCAAGATTAGTGAAAATTATAAAGTTCATATCTTTAAAATCAGAACAAAGATTTAATAAATCATTTTTTTCCATTAAAGAATGAACATATTTTTTATCTTCTTGTTTTACATTTTTTATGTCTCTATTATAGAGTCTAATATTATCAATAAAAAGAGTCATATAATTGCGACTCTTCTTTACTTCATTTAATTTATCAATAAACTCTAAATTTCCAGAGTTTGCTTCTTTCATAAAAGAAGTAAAAATATTAGACCATTGACCAGATTGATCCCCAAAAGAATAATCGCACATTCTTGAAAGTGCTATACCTTCAATTAGTTCCATGGTCTAATATAATCAGAATACTTATCTTGATTATTGATTATATACTCAGGAAAACTATCATCAATTGGAACAGCAGTTGGATTATATAACCAATTTCTACCAAAAAGGTCTTCACCTTTTTCTATTTTTTCTTCTACAGAATTTCGATAAGTTGGAGTATTAAGTTCTTGATGTGCATATGCATCTAATTTGGAACGAATAGAATCTGGTCCACCAAAAAAACTCCAACTCCAACCACCATTTTCAATTTTAAAAGAATCTTGATGTGATTGCCTGAGTTTATCTACACTCATAGACTTGAGCATTTTCATAGTACATATTCTTGTACCCATCCATGGATGTTCACACAAAAGATTCAGACAATAATAATAAATAGGACCTTCTGCAAGATAATGATTATTGGGATTAAACCATTCATTAATTTTTTCTATTACTTCAGGTTTAATAATTTCATCAGCATCACTAGTCAATATAATATCATCATCATGTGCTTTATCCAATAATGCATAAATTGCACTATCTTTATGGAAACAATCACGTTGATAATGCATAGGAAGTTTATAAATGTCATTTTCAATCATGCTTCTATGATATGGAACTCCATCCCAATATTTTTCAAGAGTTTCATTATTATCCACAGTAACATGATGAATTATTTTATGTTCCCATTTTTTAAATCTTTCTCTATTCTCATAATAATATAATGGTTTTTCTTTTCCAGTAAAAGTTATATTTGCCTCATTAATGACAAAATAATCTACAACATCATTTAAAATGTTTAATCTTAGTTCAAGTAAATCCAATTCATTAAAAAATGTAATTGTATCAAAAATTTTCATGGTTCGTAATTAAGTATAAAGTCTCGTTGTTTTTTTGTATTTTTCCATTCACCTATTTGGATATAATTATCCAATTCCATAACATTAAGTTTAACATTTTCATCCACTATCATATTATAATTTAAATGTTCTGTTAGCATTAAATCGCTACAATAAAAATTCTTTAGGTTCGGATTACATAGTGCTGCAGAAACACAAAAAGTACCTACACCAGATGATGCAAGATTCTTTGCAGATATTAAAGTTGCAAAATCTTCTTCTAAAGTTTTTGACTGAATAGTTACTTTTGGTATTTCTTTTAGTTTTTCAACTATTGGATTATGAGAATCTTTTTCTGTAACCACAATTACAGTATCAAACATATCAATTAATGTCAAATAATATTTGAGTGGATTTGGCACGTAAATACCATTTGGAGCATTTTGTGAGGATTCTTCATAAATTACTTCAAAAAGATCACCACTTCTAATATGTATTACTATTGTTTCATCATCAAATGGAATCAAATTAGGAACTTTTAAATTTGGTCTTACATATTCAAGTGCTATATTTCTAATGTTTTTATAGAGATAATTTAAATCAATATTAAAATCTTTATTTTCATTCTCAAAATTTTTATAATAAAAAAATCTACTAGATCTAATTTGATCTTTATCAAAATTATTAAAATAAATTTGATCTATTAAATCATGAGGTGGACTAAAAAATCCGTCCCCATTAACTTGAGAAAAAATAATTCCATTACAAATTTGTTGTATATTATTTCCCAATCTACCATACCAATTTGAAATCGTATTTAAATAACTACTCATAAAAATTAAAAAACAAAATAATTTACAATGTCATTTAAAATGTTAAAATGAAGTTTCAATAAATCTAGTTCATAAAAAATAAACAAATCAAATATTTTCATATTGAACCACCTTTTTTACAAACTGCAATAAAATAACCATTATGCCAATCACTGTTTCCCATTGAATTATATTCCACAGGATGCGTATTATCGGATGTTGTTCTAATATCAACAGAATAAATAACTTCTAATTTTAATTTCTCAAATGCCTTTTCTGTTCCATTTCTAACTCTTTCCCAATTCCAATCATCACAAATAAAAATGAACTCATCCTCAATAGCATCTTGAGGTACAACAACGCCATCGTATTGATCAGTTTCTTCATGAGGACCATCAAAAAAATAGACGTTATACTTTCCAATTTCGTTATAAAAAACTTTTCTAAAGTCATTTTCTTCCAACTCAATGTTAATTAAGTTATTACTTTCATTAACACACTTTTCCATATTTTTAATGAATTGATTTCTTGGTCCACTAAATTCTGACCAATTATCAATACAGTATGCATCAACTTTATTTTTATAAAGAGCAGAACAAGAAGTAGATCCTTTCCAACATCCAACTTCTAAATATCTTACATCATTTACATTGTTAATAAAATTACTAATAAAGTGTCTATATTTTTGTCCAGACATTCCATCCATAGAAAGAATCCATTCTGGCAATTTACTTTTGTTTTCTTTTGCTTTTTCTAATGCATCTTCCAACCATTCAATATACCTACTATATCCATTTTTTTCTATCAAAAAAAATGTGTCAAAATTATGCGAGTCTTTAATAATAGATTTAGTTTTCATTTTTTCCAATAATCGTAAATGTCTTTTGTAATTTCATAATCCACTTTTTTTATCTTTCTATTTAGAGATAATCTTTTTTCATTTCATTAAATATTTTGGAAATGCCTTCTTGAATTGATGTTTTTGGCATCCACCATTTTGTAATAAAAGTATCTGCTTGATTTCTTTTATCTAATTGAACAGAATCTTTTTCACCAGAAGGTTTTACTACAACATCATATTTACCAATCAAGGCAAACTGCCCACAAATCATACTTGCAATATCTCTAATTTTTGTATAGCGAAAACTTGTAATATGTAAATTATCTTCTGATGTAAAATCGGTAAAGTTCTCCATTACAGTTTCAAGTGCTTCACAACAATCTTCCGCATAAAGAAAATCCCTCTGCTCTTCACCATCCGTAAGCATATCAATTACACCAGTATCAAATCCCTTACGAATAAAGTCAGTAATAACGTGTGCCTTTTCATGATCTTTTTCGATTCCATAAACATTCCAGAACTTAACAATAAGTCCATTCAAAGACTTTGTATAGAGTTCCCCAACATTTTTAAGAACACCATAAGGAGAGTAACTCATATTACTCATCTGCGATGATGCAAATAAGAATCTCACATTGTACTTTTGAAGAAGTGTAAAAGCGTTTGCCATCAGACGGCAATTATTGTTAATGAATTGGAAAGTATGTTGATACTTTTTAAGATATCGTGATCCACCAACATCAAATGCAAGAAAGAATACAAAGTCAGAATCTGAAATTCTTTCCTCAAGAAGAGGATTTGGAATAGTGCTCATATCTTCATCGGGAGTATTCACCATATCAAACTCATGAACTTGATGACCTTTACTACGAAGATATTCTGAAAGGTAGGCGCCGATTTGTCCACTAGAGCCCAGTACTGTAATTTTCATATTCAAACAGGATGGTAGAAAGGAACGTAGTTTTCAGTTTCGAGTTGAGAATTAATCCATTTATAAGTTCTCGAAATACCTTCTTCAAGAGTCATTGAATAATCCCAACTAAGTTTTTCACGAATCAAATCATTATTTGAATTACGACCACGAACACCTAGAGGACCATCAATGTGATTTTTGATGATTTTTTTGTCTGCAACTTTAGCAGCAAGATCGGCAAGATGATTGATTGTTACCATTTCTTCAGATCCAATGTTTACTGGACCCATAAAGTTAGATTGAACAAGACGATACGTTGCTTCAATACATTCATCAATATAAAGAAATGAACGTGTTTGTTCACCATCACCCCAAATTTCAATCTCACCACCTTCGGAAGGAAGTTCCGCTACCTTACGACAAATTGCTGCTGGAGATTTTTCTTTTCCACCTTTCCAGGTACCTTCAGGACCAAAGATGTTATGATAGCGAGCAACACGAACAGGAATGCCATAATTACGGTTATAGGCGAAATACAAGCGTTCGCTGAAAAGTTTTTCCCACCCATATTCACTATCAGGTGCAGCGGGATAAGCATCACCTTCTTTTAAACCTGGATTTTCAGGATCCATTTGAATGTGCTCGGGATATGCACAAGCAGATGAGGAAAAGAATACAACTGTCCTATTACTTCCGATTCTATCATTCAGATCTTTCATTGAACGAAGAACATTAAGATTAATTGATGCGGAATTATTCATCACATCAGCATCATGATCTCCAGTAAAAATATATCCAGCACCACCCATATCAGCAGCAAACTGATAGATTTCATCAAATGGTTGAATATATTTTGATGGAATAAATTTATAAAAATTGGTTCCGTATCCTTTGAATTGAACTACCTTTTCAACAAAAAGTTGATCGGTCAAATCTCCTTTAATAAATTCATCTGCTTCAGTTTCAGAATGGTCTGGATTTTTAAGATCTACACCACGAACCCAGTATCCTTCATTTTTCAGTCTCTTAACCATGTGACTTCCAATGAAACCACCAGCACCAAGTACAAGTGCTTTTTTTACATATTGTGTCATAAATGAATGATTAATCTTTAGTATATATTATACATCATCAAGCAACATTTTGCTTGTACCACTCGTAAGTTTTTTTAATTCCGTCACAAAGATCAATCTTTGGTTGCCAACCAAGTGACTTGATTTTATCAACATTTAAAACTTTACGAAGTGTTCCGTTTGGTTTTGTAGTGTCCCAATTTATATCACGATCATATCCAACAATATCAGCAATCATTTCAGCAAGTTGCTTAATTGTTATGTCACTTCCAGAACCAACATTAATGTGCTCCGAGTCATCATAATTTTGCATACAAACATAACATGCTTCTGCTAGATCATCTGCATGTAAAAATTCTCTCATTGCAGATCCATCTCCCCAAAGTTTGACTTCCCAATGCTTACTATGATTAAGTGCAGCATGGAACTTTGCAATCATTGCAGGAAAAACATGAGAGGTTTCTAAATCAAAATTATCATAAGGACCATAAAGATTGCATGGCATCAAACTAATTGCATTGAATCCATATTGTTCCCTATAGGATTGGCACATTTTAATGCCTGCAATTTTTGCAATTGCATAAGCATCATTTGTTGGTTCAAGATGACCAGAAAGAAGAGAAGATTCAACAATCGGAACCTCGCAAAACTTTGGATAAATGCAAGAAGATCCAAGAAATAAAAGTTTTTTAATACCAAATTGATATGAAGCATCTATGATGTTTGATTGAATCATTAAATTATCATAGATCATTTCTGCTTTATGATTTTTATTTCCTAATATTCCACCAACTTTTGCAGCAGCAAGAAAAACATATTCTGGATCTAAAGAAGAAAAATATCTTTGAACTTCATCTTGATTTGTAAAATCTACGTCTTGACGAGTTCCTTTAATAATATTTCTATAACCTTTACTTTCAAGGTTTTTTACGATTGCGGAACCAACCATCCCGTTGGCACCAGCAACTAAAATTCTAGATTCTTTGTTCATTTTCATATCACTCAATGTTTTTTTATAGTCACAAACAATCATTCCTCAGTGAATATTTTTCCAAAAGTTCTGGTGAATACTGTTGAATGTCTTTAATATTTTTTTCTTCTCTTTTTGCCTTTTCAAGTTCATAAACTCTGTTTCTAAGTTCTGTAGTAGAATATTGATGTCTTCTTTTATGATAATGAATTTTTATACCATTATCAATACAATATTGTTTTCCAGTAACTTCAACGTCTCTATATTCTTCACTCAAAAATCGAATGTGAAACGTTTGCGTTTTTATTAAATTCAAAAGATCTGCTTCTGTATCATAAAGAAGAATTTCATCAACATATTTACATCCTTGAACCTGTATGTATCTTTCATAAATGGATTGAACTGGTTTATTTTTTAAACCTGGTCTATCGATTGTTGGATCAATTTGAAGTGCCACTTTTAAATAATCACACATCTCCCTTTCCATTTTAAGCATTGATACATGCCCAGCATGAAAAAGATCAAAACAACTACAATTAAAACCTATTTCCATAAAAAAATCCTTTATACTATTATATAAAAAAAGAGAGGTCTATTCAACCTCTCCTATGTAGTAATTCAGGCTCGCCACCAATTTTTTGACTGGAAATTGGAAACCAGGCGGGAGAGAGTCCCATCCGCACCAACGTCATTTGAGAGATGCCGTAAACTCATATAGGGTCATATTTGACTCCACCACTTAGTTTTAAGAAACTAAGAAAAGTTGGGTTAACTTTGATATCTCGGTAATACCAAAGAATGCACATAAGAATAATACATCCCAGAGTTTAAGTTTAATGGCAAAAGGTACTGTTAGAAATCCTCCAATAACTTTGACCAGCAAACCATATTTAAAATCTCCCCATAACATAGTTTGATAACCAATTATAAGAAGAAGGTTCCCAAGATACCTTAGGACACTTGTTTTAGACATAAGGGGTTTGCTCCCGACCAGTGCTGTTAACGTCCATCCGTGACGATTAATCCCAATCTTCAATGTCATTGGGATCAATGTAACAGGGTTGATTAGTCAACCATTTCGCATATTCAATATCTTCCATTGCAACAGAACATTGCATAGAATTATCAAACAAATAAACGTCATTCCACCTTTTAGAATAATAATCTTGCGTTTGAAGACGAAAATCTGGTTTT